GATTTTTTTACCAACCTTTGGTTCTTTAACTTGTCTTTTGGGTTTGATTTCAATTAAACTTTCTTTGATACATCCATCAGCATCTTTATACTTTATAAAAAAGTCTGGATAGTATCTATGAATTCTGTTATCAATAGGAGAAATATATGGAATATGTATTTCTTCAGAGGACCACTTTAGAATATTTTCATTTTTATCACAGTAGTTCATAAATTTAAGTTCCCATAATGATCTATAAATTATATTTTTATAGTCACCAATGTACTTTTCTGGGAATGATGGTTTGAATATTCCCTTATAGGACATACATATATTATATACACTTCCAATTATTTAGATGCCATCAAGAAGACTTTTCTATAGTACTGATGAGTTAGTAAGGAAATTTAAACCGTCACTTACCTCAACATTTGATGTGTTTATTAGTAAGTCATTTTCTGGAATTGATGATGAGGTTGTAAATTTTTCAGCATATGAAGCTGTCCTTCCAGGTTCATCTTTTGAACTAGGACAAGTGTTTGGTGATAGGCAAGGAGTAACAGAACAGTATCCAACTAAGAGAGTTTATCCTCCTGTAGATGTAAGTTTTTATGTTGACACTAAATATGATGTCTTAGATTTTTTTGAAAGGTGGTTTAAGCAAATTAATGATAAGTCTGATAATTTTAGATTTAGCTATCCATCTGGAGGTTATGAAACTGATGTAATTATTACAAAATTCGAAAGAGAATTTAGAGAAAGTAAAGATAGATTAAATTCACCAGGAACTGCAGGAACAGTTTCTGAGCCATCACATCAAGCAAGATATAATTTAAGAAATGCGTTTCCCTCTAATATTATTTCGGTTCCTGTATCATATGGTCAATCCGATGTATTGAGAACAACTATAACGTTTAATTATGATTACTATGATTTTGAAGTTAAGAAGAATAAGACATCGTTTAACAAAGGAATCTAAATACTTACAACTGAATTGTATATTTCAAAATGCCTTTACCAAAGATTGCAACTCCTAGTTATGAGTTGATTTTACCATCTACTAAAAAACCAATTAAGTATCGTCCATTCCTAGTTAAAGAAGAGAAAATTCTTATTCTTGCAATGGAAAGTGGAAATCAAGATGAGATTACAAATGCAGTCAAAACTACTTTAAAAGATTGCATCCTAACTCGTGGAGTAAAAATTGAAACTCTTCCTAGTTTTGATATTGAATATTTGTTCTTGAATATTCGTGCAAAGTCTGTGGGAGAATCTGTTGAACTGACTATTACTTGTCCCGATGACAATCAAACTCAAGTTGATGTCAGTGTAAATATTGACGAAATTAAAGTTCTAATTCCAGAGGGACATACTTCTGAAGTTAAAGTTGATGATAATATTACAGTGAAGATGAAGTATCCATCACTTCAAGAATTTATTGATAACAACTTTGATTTTGGTGCTCAAAATAATAGTAAAGAAGTAATTGACAAATCATTTGAGGTTGTTGCTTCTTGTGTTGATATGGTTTATACTAAAGATGAATCTTGGTCTGCAGGAGATGTCAGTAAGAAAGAATTGATTTCTTGGCTAGAAACTATGGATTCAAATCAATTCAAAGGAATTGAGCAGTTCTTCGACACAATGCCTAAATTATCTCATACATTAACTGTCGTTAATCCAAAAACAAAAGTTGAAAATGAAATAGTTTTAGAAGGGTTATCAAGTTTTTTCGGATAATGATGAGTCACGAAGACTTGGAATCTTATTTTAGAATTAATTTTGCCCTGATGCAGTATCATAAATATTCATTAACAGAGATTGAAAATATGATACCTTGGGAAAGGGAAATCTATTTAACTCTATTGGAGCAACATATTCAGGAAGAAGAAGAAAAGGCATCAAAAAAACAGAGTCTCTAAATGGATACGCAAGATCTAATTAAAATTAAGAAACAAAGAATCCAGGAGGAACTCTATAAATTAGTTCCTCCTGGATTCCATTTGTCCCCACCTCCAAAGAATAGGGGAACTACTTATGAGAATTTAGATAGGTTTTTGGATAGAGATACTGAATTCTTGATGCAGGTTGGATATTTATATGCAACAAATAAGGATTATGATACTGCAATACAACATTTAAGATTTTTCGGATATTCACTTTCTAACTATAAAGAAGCAGAAGGTAAGGGTATATTTCATAAAGAACCAGAATTAAACAGAAACCTCGTTGAGGCTTGCGATTACCTTATTCGTTTCTATGATCTTGCTGAAATTACTATTAAGAGAATTAATGATGAAGAAGATGTAAGACTTAAGTTACTTCAACAGCAGCAGGATAAAGAGAAGAAAACATTAGAGCAATCTGAAGAGAAGAAGCAAAAGGCAAAATCATTTGTTTCTGGTGCTACTAGTTTTAGACCAGGAACAAAGGCAAAATTAAAAGTCACGAAGTTGCCTGGAATTATTCCAAAGAGAGCAGCTCCTCAAGAAATCGTAGATAAAATTTCAAAACCACAGTTAGAAGCACAAGAAACTGAAGAAGGAATTGGTGGTTCAAAGAGAATTGTATCTGCTCTTGGAAGATTAGCATTATCAATTGAGCAGACTAATGATAATCTGAATGCTACTCTTGCCAAGATTGCAGAAGATATTGCAAATACAAAGGTAGAAAATAAAAAAGAAGTTGATGAATATAGAAAGAGAGTTGCCAATCGTGGAAGAAAGATTGGGAAGACTGAACTCGGAAGCAGCAAAGTAGATGTTTCTGGTTTAGTTAAGAAGTATGTTGGAAACTTCTTTAGTGGTGCTGGTGGAGCAATTCGTGCTCTAGCACTCTTCAATATGCTAGAAGCATTTATGAACGGGAGACCGTTGGATGCTCTTGGTCCATTATTAGGAATTGGTGCTACTTATCTTCCTGCTATTGGCGGATTGATAGCAGGAATGATAGGGAAGAAAGTCCTGGGAGGACTACTTGGTGCTGCTAGAGGAGGTTCTGCCGCAAGAGGTGGAGTAACTGCAGCAAGAGGAGTTGGGACTGCTGCTGCAGGAATGCCTAGGTTAGGTAAGTTTGGAGCAATCGCAGCATTAGGTGCTGGAGCATTGGCACTTGGAAGTGGAATGCTGGGAAAGAATGGAGGGGAACAAGATACTTCTGCACCAGATTCTGCCATTCAAACAAGATTAGATGAACTCGAAACTCAACAGAAAGAATCAACCCAACCTCAAGCATTAGGTGCCATACCAGATAGTGCTTTGAAGAGATTTGAATCATTGAATCAAAAATTTGAAAACGCACTTGACTTTTTATTGAAGAAACAAAAAGAGGTTCCACGTAGCAGAACTAGAGGTTCTGGTGGCAGTCCCACTCCACCGACACCTTCAGGAACTCCACCATCTGTAGATCAATTGTCAACTGATGTCCCTCAAGATGTAAATATCACAGGACAAACCGTAGATGTTGCTGGAGGAATTAGTTATTATGGTCCAGGATTTGAAGGAAATAAAACGGCAAGTGGAACTACTTTTGACCCCAATGAGCTGACAGCAGCACATAAAACTTTGCCATTCGGAACATTATTAAAGGTAACAAACAAAGATAATAATAAATCTGTTGTTGTTAGAGTTACCGATAGAGGACCTTTTGTCGGGGACAGATCTTTAGATTTGAGTGAAGGTGCTATGAGAGCTCTTGGTGGTATTGGAACTGGAGTTCTAAAAAATGCTACTATTGAAGTTGTAGAACCGAAAAATTCTCCTCCATCAACACCAGCACAACAATCACCAGTAGCACCAGCACCTAATCCCGTTGATCCAAATGGACCTCAATCAAATATAAAAAGATTAAGTGAATCAGTTGCAAAAGTTCCACAATCAACTCCAAATTTAATAGCATTAGGATTGCCCCCGCAAAATTCGGAAAAAACTCCAATGTCTATGGGTGACAACGGAGGAAATCCTATTAATCCAGTTTCCACTGGTTATGATTGTGTATATAGTGATTCCGCAAAAACTTATTGCCAACTAGCATAATATGGAAGAAACTGTAGTAAAGGCAAAACCTAAACAACCAAAGATTGTTACAAGAGTTTCTAACATAGAAAATCTTCAGAAGTCTGTTGATGATTTAAACACGACTTCCAGAAGATTAAGAAGATTATTTGAAAGAAATAGTTATCAAAAGAGAACTCAATTACCAGTATTAAAAAGATATAAAAGACAATTAGATTCAATTGAAAGAGCAGAAGAAGAAAGGGCAAGAAGGGCATCTAAAAAGAAAATAAAACTTCCAACAATTAAGAAATTTGCTGGATCATTTTTCGCACCTGATGCTTCTAAAGATCCATTCAAGGCAATTGGAGCACTTGCAGCATTTAATAGTCTTGAGAAAATTGCTTCGGGAGATTTGTTAGGAGCACTTGGTCCTGGATTAGTTGCTGCTGGAATGGTAGCAGGACCAAGTTTGATAGGTGCTGGGGTCAGTGCAGGAATGGATAAAATTCTGGGTAGAAATAAATTGAGGAGAGGATTTGATGTTACTGGAAGAAGAGTAAGTCAAGGCGCACAAGAAAGATACTTAAGTCGTTATGGTGATAAGGCATTTAAAAATAGATTTGGAGCAGATGCTCTCAAAAAATCTCAGCAAGCAGCAAGTTCTACTGCAACTGCTAGTGGAGGAGGAAAGGTAGCAAAAGCATTTGGCAGATTAGGAAAATCTATTATACCTGGTGTTGGTGCAGTTCTTGGTGCGGTTGATGCCAAGATGAGAGCAAATGAAGGTGACATTACTGGATCAAGAATTGCTGGAGCATCTGCTGCTTTAGATGCTGCTGCGGCTGCATCTGCAGCAACTGGAATTGGATTAGTTGCAACTCCTTTCCTAGGACTTGCTTCAGTAACTTTAGACCTTGTTAATTTTGCTCGTGACATTACAGGAATGAGTGAGAATGAAGCAAAGAAAAAGAAAGGAATACAAACAAAGTTAGAAGAGCAAACTAAAAAGCAAAAGGATCTAGTTAAAAGAAAGGATGAAGGTGGAGTGGGTCTTTCGTTCTCAAAAACTTTAGTTGGTTATGAACGAGTTGTGAATAAATTTGAAGAATTTTCCAAGAATTTTAAACCACCAGAGGAAATTCTGGATATGACTGAAGGAGGACCACCAAATCCACCTCCACCATCAGCAAATCCATATACTGGACCAATAGATAAGGATTCATTTTTCCCTCTTCCTGGTGGGATTTTATCTACTGCAGCAGTAGGTGTTCCTCGTGGTGAGTATGGTGCTGATAGAAATTATGAGGGAGGACATAGCGGACAAGACATAGGTGGACTTCCTGGTAATAGTCCAGTTGTTGCTTGGAAAACTGGAACTGTTACAGTGGAACCAGGACTAGAAGGTCCAGATAATATTATTACTATAGATCACGGGAACGGTGTTTATACAAAATATAAGCACGTTATTGCTACAGTTAGTAGTGGAGATACTGTATATGGGGGGCAGCAAATTGGGAAATTGCTGCCAGGAAGAGAAGAAGTTTCTGGAAGGATGTATGATACTCATTTACACTTTGAGGTTTGGAAAAATGGCAGACATATAAATCCCAATACTGACATATCAGCATCTCAAAAAATACCATCACCTTTAACCAGACAACGTGCCGAAGAGGAGCACAAGAAAAAATCGACCTCACAACCTTCACCACCAACTACACCTTCAAATTCAGTTCAACCTGTACCTGGAAGTAAATATACTTTAAGGGGAACAACATTATTCAAAGGAAATGATGGTAAATATTATTCAACAACGAAAGGTAATGATGGAAAATTTTTGGAAGTTGATAAACGTAATTGGGATTATGTGAAAAAAGAAGGAGAACTTGTATCCTTTTCCCCTAAAGATAGGAATATTGAAATGTATCCATCTTACAATGACCAATCTTCTACGATTGCTATGGTATATGTCCCTCAACCAGTGAGATCTCCCCAACCACAATCTCAATTATCAACTCAATTTATCACAATTGGTGGAGATACCTCGTTAAATACATTAGCATCATTAAAACGCCAAGCACTTTCTGAACTAGGATAAATGGCATCATATTTTAATTACAAAATAGAAGAGTTTATAATTGAGTCTTTAGATGGAGAAAAATCTATTGATGCCACTTCTTGTGTTGCCCGAATAAAATACTTTGAAGATATATTCAATCCATCAATTTTCATTTCAATGCAAGTTGTGAATACTGATGGTTTAATTTCATCACTTCCAATTCGTGGTGGTGAAAGAGTTCGATTAATAATTTCTCAAGAAGCAACAGGACAAAGAATAGAATTTACTGAAGAGAAAAATCAATACTACATTTACAAAGTTTATGGATCAACATCTCAATCAACAAGGGAAGCATTCTTTGTTGATCTTGCTCCAGTTGATATGTATAAGAATGAGACATCTAGAGTAATTAGAAGGTATCCAGAAAATCAAGGTTCAGAACAAAAAATTAGTGATTCTGTAGAACAAATTTTAAAATCTGTATTGAAGACAGATAGAAATATTTTTGTCGAACCAACTCAAAATAGTTATGCATTTTATGGAAATACAAAAAAACCATTTAATGTCATCTCTTGGCTCTGCCCCAAGTCAATACCTCCTGTCGGGAAATCTTCTCCAGAGGCTGGAACTGCTGGGTATCTGTTCTATCAAAGTAAAAATGGTTACAACTTTAGAAGTGTAGATTCTTTAATGTCACCTCTTCAACCTTCTTCAGGTGATTCAAAAAATTATATTCGATATTTTTACAATGAAAATACAAATGAGTATGCAGATAATGCTACTAATTTTAAAGTTCTTACAGTCCCAACATTTAATAAGAATGTAAATGTTCTTGATAATTTACTTGCTGGAATGTATTCAAGTTCAAATTACTTCCTTGATTTGAATACCAAAAAATTCAATTATTATAAGTATAAACTTTCCGATAGTTATGAGATTATGAACCACGCATCAAGTGATAAAAAATCTCCAAAAATTCCACAAGGATTGGAAGAAAGTCCTTCTAGAGTAATGGTAAGATTTATTGATGGTATCGTAAAATCTCCAGGAACAGTGAATCCAAATGAAAAAATAGATGACAGAATTAGATATCAAGCACACTCTGTAACTAGATATAATTTAGCATTCAGTCAGATTGCCAATATTACAGTACCCTTAAATTTAAATCTTACAGTTGGTGATGTAATCTTCCTAGATATAGGAGAGATTACAAAGCAAGAAAAGCAAAAGGACAGTAAGAAATCTGGGTTGTATTTAATTGCAGAACTCGCACACGAATTCAGTGACAATCAGGGTTATACTGGACTTAAATTAGTAAGAGATTCATACGGGGAACCATAAATCTATGTTAGAACAATCATTAATTAATCCTAATTTTGCAGGAAGAGATGGTTTCAAATGGTTTATTGGTATCGTAGCAAATACTCAACCAGATCGTGCTGACCTAGAGTATGGTTATAGAGTTCAAGTAAGAATTATCGGTCATCATCCAGGAGATGAGATAGAAGATAGAAATCTTCCTTGGGCTCACGTACTAATCCCTACAAATATGGGAACTGGTGCAGGTGGTGCTGGTATTAGTATGAATACCCGTGGTGGTGAAGTTGTGATTGGATTTTTTGCCGATGGAGAAGACGCACAACAACCAATTGTAATTGGTTCATTATACAATGGAGCAAATATAGATTACTTGAATACTTTTACGCAAGGAACAAAAGGATTTAAGTTATTCCAACAAAAACCAGGAGCAATTGTTAGTCCATATAATAAGACAGTATCAGATCCTAAAGGAAAACCTGGAATAGTAAAACCAGATGGTGATTACAATAAAGAAAAGACTGTAGCAAGAGATCAGTTAAACAAAAATCCAACAGTAACTATTCCAGGGCACTGTAGAGAAGGAAAGGATGTTGTATCCCAAATCAATAAAGGATTAATCAAATTTATTCAGTTGATGAATGAAGTTAAGTACGTTAATGATACTTACATCAATCCAGTTTTAAACAAAGTTACTGATATTTCATCAGAGATTGATGAGATTGCTATTGTAATATCTGATGCTCTGATATGGTTGGTAAAATATATACGAGATGAAATTATAACAGGGGTCTATAATCTTTTAGAGGATTATATCGAACAAGTAAAACTTCCGAAGTGGGCGGAATTTTTAAAGAAGGCAGCAGCAGGTGAGATTGCTGATGGGATATGGTGCCTTTTCTTAAATATCATCAAGAAAATAAAAAATTTTGTTTTTGATTTCTTGTTTGGAATGATTGGAAAGGTAGCAAGTATTCCAGTATGTTTAGTAGAAACTTTTACTGGTAGTATTTTACAGTCAGTAGTAAATGAAATTCAAGATGCCATTCAACCTGCACTAGATCAGATTTCTTCTACTCTAGGTGGAGGAATTGGAACTGTAATGTCATATGTAGAAAAGGCAATTGGAATTGCAAAAACAATTGCAAGTTTCCTTCAGTGTGAAGAATCTCCCTGCAAACAAGTCTTTAATTATGAAATGAACAAAGGATTTGTTCCAAAGGATGGAGACATTAAGTTCCAAAATATTATTAATTATTCTCCAGCACAAGGATTGAGAAATCTTTTAGATGATGGTAAGAAACAGGCAGCAGGATTTTTGGGTGGAATATCTGGAGGGGAAGGATTGCCTGAAGAATTGGCACCATATGTTGGTGGTTGTGATGTAAGTCTTCAGTGTGGGATGCCACAAGTTAAGATTTTTGGTGGAGGAGGATCTGGTGCAACTGGAAATGCAGTTGTTGATTCATTCGGACAAATTATGGGAGTTAATATTACAAATCCAGGTGGGGGATATTCTTCTCCTCCATATGTTTCATTCGAAGATTCTTGTGAAAATGGAACTGGAGCATATGGATATGCTCGAATTGAAAATGGGAAATTATCAGAAGTTGTGATGCAAAATCCTGGAGGTGGATATTTAGGACCAGATACATCAAATGTTGATGAAGAATCTGATGAAGAAACTTTAATACAATCTTCTTGCTCTATCCCTCCAGCAGAATCTTCTGGTGCTATTGTTTATCCTTATGTTCTTAATGTAATCATTGAAGAGACTGGAATTGGATATTCTTCAGAGGACTTTGCAATTAATTCAAGTTGTCCTGATAGTGATGTGAGATTAGATTTAGAATTGGATGATGATGGAAGAATTACTGCAGCAAAAATTACTAATCCAGGAACATCTATTAATACATACCCAGAGTTGGAAATAAATAGTGATACTGGATCTGGAGCAATTCTGAAACCCGTTTTAGGATTTAGTACAACTCCACCAGAGGAACGAATTAGTAATGTAGAAGTTCAAACTGTTGTATATTGTTCTGATAAGAAATGACCCTTAAAAAACCTCAACCTCAACCCACGGGTTATGTAATTAGTGATCCTCAGGATGGGACCATTATTATCGGAAAAGATCCAGATTCAAAAAGACCTAGACAAATTGAATTAGGAGCACAATCTTTAGGTTGTATCCGTCTTTTTGGTGATGGCGGATTTGATATCAGAAGTAATCCATCATCACAATTAAAAGATAACATCATCAGTAACTCAAAAGATGGTCTTGGGATCTATAGTAATGGAAAGGGAATTCATATTGATGCTGGAAATGGTGAGTTAACAATTACAGCAAGAAGTATTGTAATCAATGCCACAGGAGCAGACGAAGCAGGAGTTACAATTAGATCCGCACAACATATAAATTTGGATGCTGCTGATAATATTAAGATAGAGGGATCAAACGTTGCAGTGGCAGCAAGAAATAAATTAATTATAGCATCAAAAGGTCTCTTAAATATAAGAGGTAAAGGTGGGGTTCTAATTTCAGAACCAAAGACTAAATTAATCCCAACATCAATATCTGATGTAATACAAACCGCATTTCAATCCATTCTTCCGGAGTATTTTTAATGGACGCTGACGTAGTAAATTGTTCTTCGATGCAAGTTGGAGAATCTATATCTTTTCCAATTTCATCAGCAGAATTTTGGCCTAGTATTGATCCTCAAGCAATTTTTTCTCAACAAAATTGGGGCATCTCAAACTTTGTTGGGATGCATAATCAAGTTGGTCTTTATAATGGTATTGGATTATGGAATCAACTTGGAACTTATAGTGGAATTGGATTAGGATTGCACGTTGGAGGTCACGTTGATGCTCAACCATCTTATGATAGTGCCGCAGTAAATACTGATTATTCTTCCCCAAATGGAGACCTTTGGGGCAATTGGGATTATAATGGATGTTCCATAGAAAGAGATTGTGGATCTGATATATCCTTGAAGAAGGATATAGTTCCCCTTACTGGTTGTTTAGATAAAGTCTTAAGACTACAAGGAGTTTCTTTTAATTGGATAGAAGATACCGAGCAACAAAAGAAACCTACAATAGGTTTAATTGCACAAGAAGTTGAAAAGATAGTTCCAGAGGTAGTAACCAATTATAAACCAGGATCTGAATTAAAAACCATTAACTACGGACATTTAACTTCGTTATTAATAGAAGCAATGAAAGAACAGCAAAAGCAAATTGAGGACCTGAAGGAGACAGTCAGCAAACTGTCCACTCCTTCTGAAAAAGTCCAAGGAGTATGCTATGATACATAGGTCACTACCCCCCGACAAGATGCAAATTTCCAAAGAGCAACTCAAAGACCTCCAAGCAATGCACGAAGATATGGCAGCATATTTCACTGATGAGAATTTTCCCATTAGTGGAGAAACTTATTGGACTTGTGTAGAGTGTCTTGCTATTGCTAAACTTGCTGAACTTCGTGGAGAACTTGTTGCCTGATTTCAAAATTGACTTTTAATTCCAAAAATCGGGCAAAAAAATCTCCGGGTAAAAAATGCCCCTAGGGTTTTTATAACCATTCGTCATTAGCAGGGTCTTGTAGGAATTCAAGTATTTGTTGAGTGCTTTGAATTCTTTGATTTAATTTATTTTTTGACTGTGTATAAGCATATTGTTGAAGTTCAAACTCTGATCTAGATGCCTTTAAAGTATTGACTTTATCAATTAGGTCATTTCGTTCGGTTTGAAGAATTTGTATTTGATTAGTTATATTTGTAATTGAAGTTGCATATCCAGCACATTCTCCATTCGTGCATCCTAAAAATGGGTTCGAACAAACGTTAATGGGTGAGAAATAACTTCCTATTGCTACTTGATTGATATAATCCTGAGTTCCAATTCCAGCATTTCCGACTGTTAATGTTCCATCGGTTGGAGAAAAGGGATTTGGTGCAGTATATGTGTATCCTCTATATCTTGCTTGATCTTGATTTACGATAGTTGTTGTAAGACCTGCAACCCAAGCAGTGGATCCACATCCAACAGAATTTGCTTGTTCTCCAATATCCAACACTAACTGCTGAAGATCTCTTATTTGAGTATTGATTGATACGACTTCTTCATCCAGTGATTCAATTGGAACATCAAAATTCTCAATTAATTGATTTGGACCAAAAACTTTTATTTGATGAGTTGAACCAATTCCAGTGGTAACTGCAATTCCAACTTCTAGAGTTTCAATTTGAGATATTTGTGTTAAATCTAAAGAAATTCGTTGATTATAAAACGCAATAATCTCTTCAGTTTCCGAACTAATTGCCATTTATCAAAAAATACTAATAATCTTATTTATTGATAAATAAGTCAGAAGAAAAATTAGTAGGATAATCTCCAAATGCCTTTAGCGAGACTCGAAAATTTACTGAAAAATCTGAACGGTAATATTCTTTATGTAGATCCGGCACAGTTAGATTCAACGGATTCTACAGATAATAGAGGAAATTCTGCTTTAAGACCTTTTAAGACTATTCAAAGAGCACTCCTTGAAGCAGTTAGATTCTCATATATTCAAGGTGCGAATAATGACTTATTCGACCAGACAACAATTTTAATTTCCCCAGGTACTCATTATATTGATAATCGTCCTGGATTTTATGTAGATGGAGATACTATTAAAAATTATAGTGGAACAACCACTGTATTGCCAGAATTAACACTTCAGAGCATAATGGATCTTGATGATCCTACTAATGAACTATACAAGTATAATAGTGCCGATGGTGGAGTTATTGTCCCTAGAGGTGTTTCCATTGTTTCAAGCGACCTTCGTAAGACAAAGATTCGTCCAAAATATGTTCCTTATCCAACTGACGAATTAATACCAGCAACTTCAATTTTTAGATTGACTGGATCTTGCTATATCTATGGATTTTCTATTTTTGATGGGGATCCAAACGGAAACGTATATAATTATCCTTCTTCAAATTTTAGAACACCACCAAGTTATTCTCACCACAAACTAACTGCATTTGAATATGTGGATGGTAAGAATAAGTATGTGAAGAATGGGGTCACTCTAGATAAGACTGACCTTGAAATGTATTACTATAAAGTTGCTAAAGGTTTCGGACAAAATACTGGAATTCCTGTAATTATTGATTGGGGGGTTAATACTAATCCTGACTTATATCCAAATGTTGAAGAAAATAGAATTGTTGGAGATCTTGGATTTGGCACAAATATAATCACGAACATTTATGCTGGAGACGGTGGACTTGAAATTTCTAACATTGTCACAGTAACGACTACTACAGATCATAATTTAAGTCCAAACACCGCCATTTTAATTTCAAATGTTGGAAATGGTTCTCAGCAAATTGCAGAGTATAATGGTTCATTTACAGTAGCTCAAGTTATAAACAGCACACAATTTACATATAGACTTCCCTCAAATCCAGCATCTACACTTACTCCACAGGTCAATAGCGATTCTAAACTGACAACAGTTTCTGATACTGTATCATCAAGTTCTCCTTATGTCTTTAACTGCAGTTTGAAGTCTGTTTATGGCATGAATGGTCTTCATGCTGATGGATCGAAGGCAACTGGTTTTAGAAGTATTGTCACGGCACAATTTACTGGAATTTCACTTCAAAAGGATGACAATGCATTTGTAATTTATAATGAATCCTCTGGAACATATAACGATCAAAGTGCATTTGAGGATGAGTTCTTACATCAGAATTCTAGAGCAAGATATAAACCTGATTGGGAAAGTTTCCACATAAAAGCATCAAATGATGCATTCATTCAGTGTGTGTCGATATTTGCGATTGGATATGCAAACCATTTTTCGGCACAAACTGGTGGAGATCAAAGCATCACCAACTCAAATAGTAATTTTGGAGCAATTGCTCTTTCTGCTAGTGGTTTCAAAAAGTATGAGTTACCAAAGGATAATCACGGATTTATAACTCACATTATTCCACCTAAAGAGATTGATTCTCAAGAAGTAAATGTTACTTGTTTTGAATTAGATTCGGGTAAAACAAGTGACGTTGATTTGCCTACAAGAGTATACTTAAACGGATATAATAATGAATTAACGGTTCCTCCATCAACTGTCAAAGAGTTTTCTATCGGTGGAATGGTTGATGATAAAATTTATATTAATGTCGATGGAAATATATCAAATGCTACAGTATCTCCAAGTTATGGGTTTGATCTAACAATTTCTTCTATTGATAGTTCTACAAATACCATTACTCTACTTAATAATCAAACTGTCGGTTCTATAACTGGAATTAATACATCTCAGGCAGTAAGAATAGTATCAAATAATGGTCAATTGCCTGATGGGATAGATCCACATAAGGTATATTATATTAATACTTCATTAACTACAAATACAGTACAATTATCAGAAAGCATATCTGCTTCTGAAGATGAAGATAATGTTATTGATATTAATGATATAGGATCAAGTAATAGAAATTTAAGACTAGTAAGCAAAGTATCTGATAGATCTCCAGGAACTCCAGGAAGTCCAATACAATATGACTCTGCGAATGATGGTTGGTATATCAATATTCAATCCAAACAATCATTTGTTGATGATGTTTCTGCTGCGGCAGATCCATCATTTTACATTACGAGATCTTATGACAATAGAAATCTAGATGATAAGATTTATCGTGCTAGATACGTAATTCCAAAAGATTCTTCAATAAATGCAGCAGAACCTTCTGTTGGATTCATTCTACAAAGATCTTCTTCTGCAATTTCAGATCTATATACAAAATTAGATACTGATTTGACCTCAGTATCTCAAGCAAGAAATACTAATCAAATTGTAGATGCTTGGTATGCATCTGATGAAGCAAATATTATTACCAAAAATCCTCACAATTTAAGAGTGGGAGATGTAGTCAATATTTATAATTTGAAGAGTTCTAATGAACCATCTCCTGTTGGTTTAGGAACAGGAACTGGATATAATGGATCATTTATAGTTTCTAACGTTGTAAACGAACTTCATTTTAGATATGAAATTGAAATAAATCCAGGTACAATTACACCAACAGCAGAAACAACTAGAACTAATTGGCTAAACGTAAGAGATTGCAACTCTTCAACTTATAGAGTTCCTCCATATACGATTGAAGATGACAATAATACTAGAGAGTCTCTTCCTTACTTTAGTTGTGAAGAAATTACTAATGAATTCCAAATTTATAAGGTTGATACAATTCAGAAATATTCTTACAATGTATCAGATGGTGTTTATTATGTAACATTGAATGCTTTTAAGAATACTCCTAATGTTTCTCCGTTTGATGTTGATAACTTAAGACTTTCTCAAAGTATAGAAAATCTATACCCAACTACTGATTTTGATAATCCAGTTTCAGATCCATATCCAACAAAGACATATGCTTCCAGAAAAACCATTGGTAAAGTTGATGTCAATGATTTAAATTATAGTGTAACTAAAGAGACAACCTCTGCGTTTTTATCTAAATTTGGAATTTCCTATGAAGTAGAACAAATTGAAAATACTGGATCAACTTGCGTAATCACAACCACTGTAAATCACGGACTACAAGGAATTTCTGCATTATCTATTTCTGGAGGTGGTTCTGGATTTGTAAATGGAACTTGGAGTGATATTCCTTTGTGTGGTGGAACTGGAGAAAATGCAACTGCGACCATTACTGTATCTGGAGGATCAGTTACATCTGCAGCAATATCTCATCCCGGATCTGGATACACAGCAGGTGATGTATTAACTGCTAGGGGAATACCTCATTCATCTTCAAATTCTCAGTCAGTTAATCTTACAGTTTCTTCAGTATTTTCTGCTATTAATAAGGGAATTCAAATCATCGGAAGTAAAAAAATTGAAAATGATGGATTCTTCCCAATCGAGTCAGTAACTCCAAACACAATTACATACACAAATGCTAATGGTGCTGATGAGTCCGCCCAAAGTTTTGAAACTTATCCCTCTGCAATTATTTCTAATGAAGCATTAAACGTTCAATCAGTATCATATAATTCAGCAGATGACATAAGCACAATTACAGTCACTAGTTCATCTTCTCCACATTTATTCTTTGCTGGAAATAAAGTTTATTTCTCAGGCATAGTTTCAGATACCTTTGATGTTACTAGTGTAAATAGTGCTACTCAATTTGAAGTTTCTGGTAATGCATCTTCTCAAACAGGAAAAGTTTATCTAATTCCTATAGCACCATCTTTAAGTAATTCTAATAAATCAAATGAAAATCTTTCTTCTAGACAATATCCTTTAATATCAGATCTTCAAAAGAGATGCTCTTCTTCTGTCGGACAAAACGCATCAACAATTTCCGTTGGAAATTCTAGAGGTTTGAGTAAGTCAGATTTCATTCAGATTGATGAAGAAATTATGATGATTACTAAAGTTGATGGATCATCATTGAGTGTTTTAAGAGGATTATTTAATACTAAGCAAACATCACATTTAGACGATTCAATTGTAACTAGAATTTCTCCAATTCCTGTTGAATTAAGAAGAAACTCTATCTTAAGAGCATCAGGACATACTTTTGAATACACTGGATTTGGTCCTGGCAACTACTCAACTGGTATGCCAACCAATCAAGACAGGGTATTGTCGGAAGATGAAATTTTAATTTCTCAGTCATTACCAACTCGTGGAGGATCAGTTCTCTACACTGGTATGAATAGTAATGGAGAATTCTACATTGGAAGAAGAAAAATTAATGCTCTTACTGGAGAAGAGCAATTTGTAGGAGTTCCACAATCAATAAGTCAATCAAACTATTCAGATGAACTCACTGTAAATAACCTGACAGTTACTAATAATCTTGATGCCTCTTCTGCTACAACAGAATTTAAAGATATTCAAGTTAACAGAGACTTGAATGTTGGAAGAAATCTAACTGTCGGAGGAATAATTTCTGGAGATCTTGAATTTTCAGTTTCTGATGGAGATGGATTAACTGGAGGATCCTTTGATAATACTTCAAATAAAACGATTGCTCTCGGAACTCCAAGCAGCATTACATCCACTTCAACTAATGGAGTTACGGCAAATAGTCACACTCATACATTAGAAACTGGAGCAGTTACTGAAGGTAAAATTGGATCAGGAGCAGTTACTGAAGGTAAAATTGGATCAGGAGCAGTTACTGAAGGTAAAATTGGATCAGGAGCAGTTTCAGCAGCAAAATTAAATGGAAATCAAAGTGGTTCTGCACCAATTTATGGAATTCGTGCTTTTGGAAGAGTTGCATCTGATGGAACGAATTCGTATAGTGCGAATATATCCTCTACTGGAAGAACTTCTGAAGGCACCTATACTATTGAATTTGATACAAACATGAGTAATAGTCAATATACAGTTACAATTACTATTGATAATGATCCAGGAGATTCATCTGGAGGAGGAAGATGTGCTTATGTAGTTGAAAAATTTGCCGGTTCCTTTAGAGTGAAAATTAGAGAAAGTGATGCAGGGGAAACTGGTGGTTTACAATCGGTGGATGCACCTTTTAATTTTGTAGTTATTCAATAAGCAAATAAAAGTTTAAAATTGCTTTAGTCTATTAAATTGAAAAATGCTTAAAAATCCAATACTTATAATTATATCATCTAATAAATAACTTTATAGACAGGGGGATAGTGGAACCCAATGGCATCACAAGATACTTTTTTTAAGGTAAAAACAGGTCTAGGGGTAGGGACAAATACTTTATATGCAGATGCTGAATTTAAGCAAGTTGCAATTGGAGCAACTTCTGGTGACTATACTTTAGACGTATATGGCACAATCTATGGTGATGCCAATATTTTAGTTGATAATAATGTTGGTATTGGAACTACAATTCCATATCAGAGACTTGATGTTAGGGGAGTTGGTATAGCATATACCATCGGTATTGGAACAACTAATCCAGAACAAATATTCCAGGTAAATCCATCAGATCAAAATCCAGTTGTTATAACTGGATTGGGTTCATTTGGTATAGGGACTATAGATCCAGAACAAGCATTCCAAGTCAATCCATCAGATTCAAACCCGGTTGCGATTACTACTGGGGGAAAAATTGGTATTCGATTTACTGATCCTGGTGAATATGATTTAAGATATCAACCAGAAGGTGGTGGATATGATATTGTAATTAATTCCTCTGGATTTATTGGTATTAATGAACTCAATCCAGAATATAATTTAGATATTGCTGAAAATATAAGAGTATCTGGATTTGCTACTATTACAACAGAGTATGTTGGTGTATCTACAATTGGAGTAGCAACCATTGGATCAGAAGTAGTAGGATTTTCTACTATAGGTGTTGCTAGTATTACCAGTGAAGTCGTAGGGTTCTCCACGATTGGAGTAGCGTCTATTACCAGTGAAGTAGTAGGATTTTCCACTATTGGTGTTGCATCAATCACAACAGAAGTTGTAGGGTTCTCTACTATTGGTGTCGCATCAATCACAACAGAAGTCGTAGGATTTTCTACTATTGGTGTTGCTAGTATTACTTCGGAAGTAGTAGGATTTTCCACTATTGGTGTTGCTAGCATTACCAGTGAAGTAGTAGGATTCTCCACTATAGGTGTCGCATCAATTACCAGTGAAGTAGTAGGGTTCTCTACTATTGGAGTAGCATCTATTACTTCGGAGGTAGTAGGTTTCTCCACCATTGGTATTGCCTCAATTACTAATGAAGTTGTAGGTTTCTCCACCATTGGAGTAGCATCTATTACTTCAGAGGTAGTAGGTTTCTCCACTATTGGAGTTGCTAGTATCACTAACGAAGTCGTAGGATTTTCTACTATAGGTGTTGCTAGTATCACTAACGAAGTAGTAGGGTTCTCCACCATTGGGGTTGCCTCAATTACTAATGAAGTAGTAGGGTTCTCCACCATTGGGGTTGCCTCAATTACTAATGAAGTAGTAGGATTCTCCACTATAGGTGTCGCATCAATTACCAGTGAAGTAGTAGGGTTCTCCACAATTGGGGTTGCTAGTATTACCCGTGAAGTAGTAGGATTTTCTACTATAGGTGTTGCCTCAATTACTAATGAAGTAGTAGGGTTCTCCACCATTGGAATTGCCTCAATTACAAGAGAGAATGTATTAGATTCTGAAATAGAAAATCTTTTAGTAACTGGAATTACAACAACCGCAAAACTAGATGTTGGAATTGGAGCAACATTAGTTAAGGTTCGTGGATTCGGTATCACCACAGTTACTGATTTAGATGGAAATGAAATTAAGGAAATTAATCCTATAGTAGGTATCAATACCACAGAACCAACAAGAACTCTTGATGTTGCTGGTGATTTAAGAGTTCGTGGTGAAGTTATTGATTCAAATAATCAAGTTGGATTTGCTTATTCAGTACTTGCTTCTGCTGGTGCTATTGGAATTACTGGCAGATTTATTGATGGAGCAAATCTTTTAATTCGCAATAAGGAGTTTATTGCTGAAGAAATTGTTGGTTTTATCACCTCCACTGATGGTTTATTTGGAGCATATGGTCCCAATTTTGATTATGGTCCAGTTGGAGTTACAACGGGTAGAGAAAAGTGTAAGAGAGATATTGGACTAATTATTGATGCTATCGCATTTGATATCACCAAAGGAGGAAACTCAAAGTCTGTTGGTGCAGGCATTTCATACTCTTTGGGCAATTATCTGGAAAGTAGTTCTCCAGCACCAACTGGTCTGGAATCTTATCCAGGTGGATACGTAAAGTATGCAACTCTTGCTGGAATCAGTTCAATTGCAACTTTAGCACAATACGTAATTAATAATTCCAGACCTCCAGTATCATATCAATCTGGCATCTCAAGTGTATCACAATTAATTGACCTAGAAATTGTTGCAGACGGAGATTCAAATACAAACATTCTTGGTTGTGCAAATGTATTGTCAGCAATTCATAGTGCTGTTGGTATTGTTACCACAATTATTGGAGTTGGATATACTGCGTCAGGAATTACTACCAACTATCCTTCTGGGGAATTGGTATGGCAACCACCAGGACCAAGAATTGGAAATGAATGGTTTGTTAATAAATTAGGAGATGATGGAAATGGAGGAACTGGTCCAGGAGATGCTTTCCTTACTATTAAGAAAGCAGCATCTATAGCACAACCAGGAGATACAATTAAAGTATTTGCAGGTCTTTATATTGAAGATGGTCCTATTTCACTCAATGAAAGAGTTGCCGTAGTTGGAGAAGATTTAAGAAGAACTCTTGTTACAACTAGAGATTTGACTGATTTATTCTATGTGAAGAGAGGTTGTTACGTTGCTCAACTATCTTTTGTTGGACCAAGCAATCCAGGAAAAGCAATGGTGTCCTTCCCAACGAGAGGGTATGGATATGCTGATGGAACTGAGGAAAATTGGCAGTCACCTTACGTCCAAAACTGCACTAACTTTGTTCCAGATAGCATTGGAATGAGAATTGATGGAACCAGGGCAGGTGGATTCAAGTCAATGGTTCTGGATGCTTATACGCAATATAATCAAGGTGGTATCGGAGTATCAATTACAAACTTTGGATATGCCCAGTTAGTTTCACTATTTACAATTTGCTGTGATACTGCAGTTTTCTGTGATACTGGTGGAGTATGTGACCTCAACAACTCCAACTCCTCATTTGGTAACTTTGGGTTAGTATCTAATGGAGCAACTCCACTTCAATATACTGGAGAAATTGTTTCTGATCCGGAAGGGGATAACGTCGATAGTTTAGTTATTAATGTTGGAGTTGGTGCATCTCAAGAATTTAAAGATTCAGTTACAATTTTAAGAGCAAATAAAGATTTTATTGCTTCTGAAGTTGTTGGATTTATTATTTCATCAGATGGTCCATTTGGTGCTGCTGGAACAGTATTTGATTATGGTCCAATAGGACCCGAGAAGGGAAGAGAAATCTGTAGAAGAGATAGTAAGATTATAGTAGAACAGATATGCTCTGATATTTTAACATTGGGCAATTTAAACTCAATAGATGCTGGATTAGCATATCGTGATTCGGAGGATGGATCATTAACATATTTAAATGAAACTTCCCCTCCTCCAACAGGGCTATCTGCTGGTTATGTTAAGGAGGCAGAAATTTCTGCTATTGAAAAAATTGTTGACTTATCATATTACATCGTAAGAAACGAAGATGTTCCAACATCTTATCAGACTGGTGTTGGTTCTTTCCCTCAAGTTAAATTAACTGGAATTACAACATCAGCGCAAATAGATTCCTTCATTCAATCTCGTGCTGGAATCATCACTAGTATTATTGGAATTGGAACAACTGCTGTTCCAGCACAAATACTTCCAAAGGGACAAAGACCATATGACGGACAGATTGCAGTTATTGATACTCAATATTATTTTGTATCTAGAATTGAAGTTACTAATCCAGGATCTGGATATGACCCAACAATTCCAGTTAATGTTACTGTAGCTCTTCCCGAAAATTCCGATCTATTCATTCCAGCAGAAGCAGCAATATTTGAAAATAATATTAATGAAGACGGGACTATCGCAAATGTAGAAATCTTGGTTTCTGGAACTGGTTATTTAGAAACTCCTCCAACAGTAACAATTGACCCTCCTGGGGAAGGAGGAACTCAAGCAGAAGCAGTTGCTGTAATGGAAAAATATTTCTTCAATCCAGTATCGTCAACTCCTGTTTCTGTTGGAGGAACTACCACAGTTACCTTTGATGAATTTATTACATACTCTCCACTTGTCGGAGTTGGTGATACAGTGTACTTCTATCAATCAAGTAAAATCATTGCAAGTAGCATCACATTTGAATACATCGGTACTGGTATAAATATTGTAAATGCTATTCCATCAAAAGGAGCAGTTCCAATTGATGAAAATCAGGTAGTTGCTACTAATGGAGGAAAAGTTCCATTCACAAGCACTGATCAAAGTGGTGATTTTAGAATCAGTGAAGGTATTACGATTAATCAAAATACTGGAACTATTAGTGGTCAAGCATTTAGCAAGAGCCTTCAGGCAGAAGTTACTCCATTAATTATTGCATTACAACAATAAAAAACCATGGCACAACAACCTTTAAATCAATATAAAACTATTACTGGTATTGTAAGTACTTCCGCAGAAGAAATTTACAGAACTAGAACTGGATATACTACAATTGTTCTTTATGCCCAAGTTGCCAACACTGGAGTTGGGGTAGGCACGGTTTCTTTCTATCATCAAAGAGAAACTAGAAGTCAGGCTGGAGTTACTACAAGTCAAAGTGAAATCTTATTCCAAACACCAGTTCCTCCAAACGATGCCTTAATTATGTTGGATGGGAGATTAGTATTGGAAAGAACTGCTTTAAAAACTGATAGCATTAGGTTATCAGGAATTTCAACTTCAAATCCAAATCATTTGAAATATACAGTTTCTTTATTAGAAACTCTCAATCAATAATTAATAATAAATAATCTTAAAGGGGGATAGTGGAACCCAACTATGGCAAAGTATTTAAGCAGAAGAGTTGTAAGAACACCTCAATCAAGATTAACTCCTGATAGATATCAGTTTCTGGGGTTAAATCAAGCTGAGCCTAATTTGGGTGATCCTCCTGGAGATGAACTTCCAATCGGTCCTCAATATATGCTGGTATCCGTTGATGGATATCCAGGAGAAAGATATTGGGTCACTATTCCGCCAGGACAAATTGAACTCGGAATTACAGTTCGTGATGAAGGTGAAATTATTGGTGGACTTGCTGGAATTGGATCTATTACTCAGTTAAACTTTGTTGGTCGTGGGGTCAGTGTAACTGGAGTTGTAGAACCTGGAATTGGAATTGCGACAATATATGTTGGAGATACTTCCCTTTATATTAATGAACCAACAGATTCTTCCCCAAGATATATTGGATTTACAAGTATAACTGCTACTGGAATCACAACAATTCTGGATATTTCTTCAGAAAACTTGGTATTTATTCCAAGTACAGGAAATCTTGGTATAGGATCTACTCAACCACAATATAATTTAGATATTGGATATGGAACTACCCTGAAAATTGGAGGGGATTTAGTAGATAGTTATGGAAACTTAGGACCTATATCTCAAGATAGATACTTAAAATCATTAGGCCCTGGATTAGGTGTAACTTGGTCTACTGCTCTAGGAGAAACAGGTCTCCAAGGACTTCAGGGAATTCAAGGAAGACAAGGTGTTCAAGGAACTACAGGTTCGCAAGGTATCCAAGGAATTCAGGGAGTTCAAGGAAGACAAGGAATTCAAGGTCAATTAGGAAATCAAGGCACTCAAGGTACTCAAGGTACTCAAGGCACTCAAGGAATTCAAGGTCAATTAGGAAATCAAGGTATCCAAGGAATTCAAGGTATCCAAGGAATTCAAGGTACTCAAGGAATTCAAGGAATTCAAGGTACTCAAGGTACTCAAGGTACTCAAGGCACCGAAGGTTCTCAAGGAACTCAAGGAATTCAAGGTCAATTAGGAAATCAAGGAATTCAAGGAATTCAAGGTGCTCAAGGCACCGAAGGTTCTCAAGGAATTCAAGGAGTTCAAGGAGTTCAAGGAACTCAAGGAAGGCAAGGAGTTCAAGGCACCCAAGGTACTCAAGGATTATCTGGAGAGATTGGTTCTGAAGGACCTCAAGGTACTCAAGGTACTCAAGGCACTCAAGGAAGACAAGGAATTCAAGGAACTACAGGTTCCCAAGGTATCCAAGGAATTCAAGGAATTCAAGGAACTCAAGGTACTCAAGGAACTATAGGATCAACTGGAGATGCTGGATCTCAAGGAACTCAAGGAATTCAAGGTCAGTTAGGAAATCAAGGAACTCAAGGAACTCAAGGAACTCAAGGAACTACAGGTTCTCAAGGAAGACAAGGAATTCAAGGAATTCAAGGAATTGATGGTCCAGTAGGAGCTATAGGATCACAAGGTATTCAGGGAACGCAAGGAACTCAAGGAACTCAGGGAGTTCAAGGTGCAGTTGGATTCAGTGGAACTCAAGGTACTCAAGGTATTCAAGGCAGTCAAGGTAGACAGGGAATTCAAGGACAAACTGGTTCAGGAAATCAAGGTATCCAAGGAATTCAAGGTACTCAAGGAATACAAGGAATACAAGGAAGACAAGGTATTCAAGGAATTCAGGGAACTAAAGGTGATGATGGCACTTCAATTAATATTGTAGGAACATTAGCATTAACTCCTGGAAGTGAAATTACTGAGTTAAATGCTGCATTCCCCTCTGCAAGTCTTGGTGATAGTGTAATTGATAGTAATACTGGAAATTTATGGGTATCCGATGGAAGTAGTGGGTGGACTAATGCAGGAAATATTCGTGGTCCACAAGGAATCCAAGGCATTCAAGGAATTCAAGGTCCTCAAGGAATTCAGGGAACCCAAGGTATTCAAGGAGTTCAAGGACAATCTGGATCTGGTTCTCAAGGAATTCAAGGTATTCAGGGTAGACAGGGAATTCAGGGGGTTCAGGGACAATCTGGATCTGGTTCTCAAGGAATTCAAGGTACTCAAGGAATTCAAGGTACTCAAGGAATTCAGGGATCAGATGGTTTTAGAGGTATTCAAGGTACTCAAGGCATTCAAGGTACTCAGGGAACTCAAGGAAGACAAGGAGTTCAAGGTCAATCTGGAACTGGAAACCAAGGAATTCAAGGAATTCAAGGTTCTGAAGGAACTCAAGGAAGACAAGGAGTTCAAGGACAATC